AACTGACTGCCCGAGCAGGTCAAATTGCCGGCCCAGCCAATCAATTTCACAATCGCGTCTTGGTTGACGGCCTGCCGCTCGCCACCGATCGGCACAAAGTTACGATCCTTGTGCGGGCGGAAGTGCAGGTACTTGGTGTTGAGGAACCACATGTGGTTCGCGTTGCCAGCACCGCTGTTGTACGTTGAGGAACCGATACCACCGTCCAACACAACGTCGGAGGCCATACCAGCACCGTAGTACTTGAGCGAAGCAAAGCCCGCGCCCGCCATGCCCGAACCAGCGTCAGTAATGCGCTGGATGGCCTGCAACGATTGGAGATACAACCGATAGTAGTTGTTATCCGCAACGATCAGGTCAGGCTTGTCGGTGCCACGAACGAGTTGAACGGCCAGCGCGTCCATGTACGCTTGGATGTTCGAGGACGACACGGCAGCAAGACCATCGGTCAAGCCGCTGTACTTCTTCGACTGCCAGAACGTCCACACAGCGCGGTTGATGCCACCGTAGGTTCCCGTGGTCGGGTCATCCGGCACAGCAGCAGCAAGACCCGTGAGGTTCTTACCCGCGTTGCCGGTGCCGTCGCCGTACAGGTCACCGCTGATGCGGTTGGCAAGCTGCGCCTCAGCCACTTCCATGCGGCCGTCAAGAAGGTCAATGATGGCCTCCTTGCCCGAGTTCTGGATCATCTCCAGACCCGAGATGGTCACAGCAGAAGCGTACTGCGTGATCGAGAACTGAGCCGCCGAGATGGGGCTGTTCTGACCAACGTTCAGCACTTCATAGCCGCTGTACGAGTTGGTGTTGTTGGTGGTCGGGTCGGTGTACATGATTTCTTGCAAAATCACGTTACCGCCCGAGAACGTCTTGACGTTCCCACGCTCCTTCAAACGACGCAACAACGCATTGTTGTTGGTCACGTTATCAGCGAGTTCACCGCTACGGCTCTGAATCGTAGTAGCGATAATGTCGCTGATACTAGAGTTGGCAAATGCCATTTGAATGCTCCTATATCAGTTGTTTACAACCGTGCGCTGGTCTCGTCGAAGGCTTCTTCGAGTAACGCACGACGACTTGACGCTTTGGGAGCCGTGTTAGCACCGGGTGTGGCGCTTCTGACACTCACAGCAGCGGCCCGAGCGGCTTTCGCTGCTCGGTTTTTCTCTGCGGAAACTTGGGCGGCCTGCTGTGCCTGTTGGGCGGCAAGGACGCGCTCCCGCAAATCTTTATTTCCATAAACAGCCCTATCATAAGCGTCCTCAAGCGTTTCTGCTACGCCGCTCTGGAGGAGCTTAATCATCTCTGGCCGTGCTTCTTCAAAGAACTCGGCCTTTTGGGCGAAGGAATCTATTTCGTTCATCATAACGGCCTGCTCGGCGGCTTCTTGCTGCTGCTTCCAAGTCAGCACTTCGCCACGAACGCTCGCAAGCTCGTTCTTAAGGTTAAAAATGGTCGGGTCTACGGCAGGCGCTTGGCCTTGCGGCATCCCTTGAAGGTTGACCCCGTACTCATTCGCCAATTGCATAAAGTAGTTGTAACGGGTCTGCGGGTCAGCGGTACGAAGGGTGTGGTCAGCCTTCATCAACGCACCAATGGCCTGCTCAGGCTTCAACCCGAGGCCGGTAATGGTCGAAATGTACGGGCTGATGGCTTCTTGGATGGAATCAGCAAACTGCTTGGCTTGCAGCAGCGGCTCTACGCCACGGCGCATCTGTTCTTCGCGCTGGTAAGCGTACTCTTGCAGGCGAGGGTCGGCTTTCTGCCAAACCTCATGGTAATCCTTCTTCCACGAAGCCGGAGGACGACGCCATACGGGTTCCTCGGCGGGTTCGGGGGTGGGTTCGGGGGCTACGGTCTTGGCAAATCGGCCCGACTCGTCACGGCCAGTATCGCGGGGCGCTTCGGTTTGTGCTTCGGCTTCTTCAAACTGACGGGCTAGAAGCTCTTTGCGGTCTACGGTTTCGTTGTCAACTGTGGGTTGATTATCAAGGTCGCTCATCATCCTCTCCTGTGGGGATTGGTAAAGTTCGCGTGTTGGCGTAAATCGCGCAGTATGCGATCCGCTTGCTCATTGGTCAGTTGGGTGTTGACCATGTGCTTAATGCGCTCTAAGCGCGTGTCTACGGGCTTTTCGTGCCGAATGTGCCGTGACGGATCATCGTTGCCTACCTCAATGCAGTTGTTGGCCTTGAGGTGGCGTCGATGCTCCGAGCGGGAGGTCACCATTTTCCCGTCAATCATGGATTTGTAAGGCTGAATGTCGGGCATCACATAGTGATACCGACCTTTCTCGTCCTTCTTACGTTCTACAAACTCGCCGTCAATAAAAACGTAGGTTCGTTTCATATTAGTAACAATAGCACTTCTTCGTCGTCTTTTTCTTGCATTTCCCGATACAAAGCCTGCAGCCGTTCAACGTCAGCGAGCAGCGCATCAAAGTCGATCTGCTCAACCGCTGGGACTTCGTAGGCCGTAACGGGGGTTTCTACAAACGGAGCAACGATCTCGGCCACCACACGCGGGCGACCCTCAACCAGTTCCTCATAAATGGATATAACTTCCTTGCGGCGCAGTTCGCGGCGCTTGGAATCTTCGTCGTAACGCGGTTCTTTACGCTTTTTGTTCTTGCCGCCGTCGTGGCCGTCAACAAGGACGACAGGGGGCGGGGGCGGTGGTGCCGCAACCTCGGCAACCGCAAACGGCAATACGCAAAATGGCGCAATCGCAAACATTAGGCTTGAACCATCTCCACGGCTACCCAACTCAGGGTTGGCTCATCCCAGCGGTACATCTTGGGCGGTTCGCCTGTGCCAGCATCCTCCGGCATAGGCACCGGAGCTTGCCATTGGGCGTTGGCGTCCAGAACCCAAGACGGAAACGGCTGCGGAGCCACGAAAGCATCAATGTCAGCGCGATAGGCGTAACCAATCCCTGCGTAGTTTTTGCGGAAATTGCCGTTGTAGCTGGTTTGTTTCCACACGCCGCCTAACAACTTCTCAAGGTAAGCGGCTCCAATGTGTTCGTGTTCAAACCCGCTTGCGTCAGAGGTGTCTTTGTTATCTACAACAACAACGCGCTTAACAACATTGTTGCTGTCCAATTCTGCAAAGTGCGCCATTTCAACTCTCCAAATGCAATGCGGTTAGGGCTTCCTCGTCACCGACGTACCCAACCGGAAAAGTGTTAAATGCCAAAGACACGCGATCATCGCCCTGCACGGTTTCAACCATGTGCGTCAGACTTGACGGAAACAACATCAAATCGCCAGCGCCAACCTCAAACCACCACGACTCGCTGTTGTGCAAGTTCCAATGGTCAGTCGGCAGTTTGATCTGCTGGTAACCGTCTTTGTAAAAGTAAATTTTGTCCCGTTCACGGGCTGCTTTTAAGTACAACACCCCAGACACAAACGAGTTGGGATGGGCGTGTTTGTGGTGAAACTCACCGGGTTTGGTGTAGTTCAACCACGATTGCGTTAGGCGCAACGATACTTCGTTCTTCGGGGCGTAAATTGTTTTGAGATATTCCGCAACGCAAGACTCGGTGAACTCCCGAAGCTTGGTAAGCGTATCGTGCCGCAAAACGTAGCGGTCATTGCTCGTCGTGTTGCCCATGTTTTTGTGCGTTGGCTGCGAATCTACGAACGCCAACTCATCGGCGGTAAATTCACGGCCAAGCTCAAATTTGGCAACTGGCGTCGGGAATATGCTGTACAGATTCAAGCAGCAAGCCCCTGCTCGATTTGCGCCATGTGTTCGTCAAACGCTTTCTGCTGTTCAGGCAGCAGAATGGTATTAATGGATTCCTCAAACAGACGAATCTTCTCAATCGTCTCAAACACTTCTTCAACAGACGGACAAGGGCGCGGATCATCCCAACGGGTGAACCCAGCCCCGCTTGTAAATTCCCATTTGGCACCCGGTCGAAGCAAGTGTATCGCCGTATCAATGCCGACTAACTGATAAGCCTTCATTAGTAATTCACCTTCAAAATCACGATTCCAGAACCGCCGTCGCCGCCTTTCGCATTTGTATTTACGTTTGAAGAACCACCGGAGCCGCCACCACCACCGCCCGTATTTGCGGTTCCGTTAACACCAGCAACATCATTTGCGCCGTAAGCTCCGCTTGCGCCGCCGCCGCCAGAACCACCCGGGGCAGTCGGGGCTGTACCTCGCCATCCACCGCCGCCGCCGCCATAAGTTACAGACGAGCCAGAAATGGTTGAGGCCGTGCCGTCGCCACCATATCCATTGCCATTGGTATTTCCGGCTTGTGAGGCACCACCGCCTCCACCAGCGTAAGGATACGTTCCTGATCCACCATTATTGCCTTGCGATGGAGACGTACTAGGGGTGTTGCCAGTTCCCGCAGTTGAAGTTCCACCACCCGGATCACGGTATGCACCGCCGCCGCCAGAACCGCCGTTTATGCCAGCAGAGTTAGCGCCTTGGTTTGCGTAAGTGCCGCCGCCACCGCCTCCAGAAGAAGTAATGCTGCTGAAAATAGAATCATTTCCAGCCGATCCTCTTGCACCGCCATTTGGAACGGTATTGCCGCCGGGGCCGCCTGCGCCGCCCGCTCCCACGGTTATTGTGTATTCCGTTCCGGCAGTTATTGATAATCCTGTGCCAGTCCTAAACCCTCCAGCACCGCCGCCGCCAGCAACCCAACTGCCACCGCCTGCGCCGCCCGCAACAACGAGGTAGTCAACGCTTACCGCACCAACAGGCGCTACCCACTTTTGCGTGGATTTAAAGGTAAATACGGTTGTTGATGTGGGGACTTGATATTTAAGGATGACGATGCCAGAACCGCCTTGTCCGCCTGCACGGCTACCCGCCGCCGGTGAAGCAGCAGACCCGCCGCCACCGCCGCCCGTGTTGGCTGTTCCAGCAGTTCCAACGGCATCATTAACGCCTGCGCCGCCGCCGCCCGTACCGCCCGTTCCCGCCGTATTTGGGGCATCAACGCCGCCACCGCCACCGCCAGCGTAAGTTACGGATGACCCAGAAATAGATGATGCGGTGCCATTGCCACCATTACCACCAGTTGTTCCTGTGCCATTTGAGCCAGCAGCAGAAGCGCCACCGCCGCCAGCACCACCAAAACTCGGTGCGCCGCCGCCATTTCCACCGTTATTTCCTTGAGATGGTGATGTGCTAGGTGTATTCCCTGTGCCGCCTGTTCCGGGGGAGTTTCCACCACCGCCGCCAGAACCGCCATTGCCACCATTAATGTTTGGCGTGGATGGCGCACCGCCGCCTTTACCGCCGCCAGTTGAGGTAATTGTGCTAAATACAGAGTTTGAGCCGCCATTGTTGGTTGCGCCACCGCCGCCAACCGTGACCGTATAATCGGTTCCAGCTGTGACGCTTAATCCCGTTCCAGTACGAAACCCGCCTGCGCCGCCGCCGCCCGAATTGGCATTTCCAAAAGTTGAAGTGCCACCACCACCGCCACCCGCAACGACAAGATATTCAACGGTCGTTACGCCAGCGGGAGCAGTCCACGTTCCGGTAGCCAAAAAAGTTTGAATGACAGTTACAGTCGGCTTCGGCCATGTATCCGCTGATCGATACGGCAAAATCTGCGTTAGCAGCCAAACTCCAACTGCAGAGCTAGATGTAACAGTAGGCGCGGCTGCTCTAATAACCCCGCCCGTGTAACGGAGCGTCATTAGTTAATTTCTTCCCAAGAAGCAACAACGACCAAATCACTAGCGGTGCCAGCGGTTGCACCGATTGACTGATCTTCCTTTAAGTAAATAGAAGTGTTTTTGTCAATGACAACCAATGTTGCGTCAGCAGGGACGGACACCGTGGAAGCTAGCGCATAAGCCGTTCCACCAAGGGCGGCTTGGCTATATACGTTGATCGTAATATCAGCAGCGCTTGTGCCGTCCACGTTAGAAACAATAATGCTGTTGATTTTGAAAACTTTGCCGCTAGATGCAGCGTTGCTAACAATGCTTGTTGCATTGGTCGTGGTCAGCGATACAAGCGCATTATTGCCATATATGGCGCTTACGCTAACGATATTGGGATTAGCCATCTAATTAACCTCCAAAAACCATTGCGTAAACAATCGACTGCCCTGCGGTAACGCCACCGCCAGTTGCCGCAATCGTAATGCTTCCCGCGCCGTTCGTAATGCTGATGCCTGATCCTGCTGTCAGCGTTGATTTAGCAAGCGTGTTGCCAGTTGTGTTACCGATCAACAACTGGCCGTTTGTATATGACGTTTGACCCGTGCCACCGTTGGCAACGGCTACCGTACCCGTGACGTTCGCAGCGTTTCCGCTGATGTTGCCGGTGATCTTGCTGCCAGCTAATGCTGTGATCCATGACGGATCACTATATGACCCGGTGGTATAGACGCCATTAGTGACGGTTCCAGCGTTTCCTGAAACGTTACCCGTAACATCGCCTGTCAAGTTGCCATAAAAGCCTGACGCAGCCGATACGGTCGTGAACGCACCCGAACTAGGCGTCAATAATCCGACAGTTGTGCCGTTGATTGACCCGCCCGTGATGGCAACGTTATTGGCGTTTTGGGTCGCCATCGTGCCAAGGCCCGACACATCGGCCGCTGGAATCTGGGCAACAGCCGCAAATGCCGCTGTGCCAGAGGCTTTAACGTAGCCCGTTAAAGTGGCAACGCCCGTACCGCCGTTTTGAACGCTGACAACGCCCGTTAGGCTGATATCCGGCGTATTGCCGCCAGAGGAGGCCAGAGGCGCGGTGGCTGTGACAGCCGTAACGGTGCCAACTTCAGGCGCGTTAATCGTAATTGTGCCAGCGCCGTTGGTAATGCTAACGCCCGTGCCTGCGGTTAGCGTAGCAAGCGTATAGCCCGTGCCGTTACCGATCAGCAATTGGCCGTTAGAAGGGGCAGAGGTGACCGCCGTGCCGCCATTGGCAATCGGCAACGTACCCGTTACACCCGTCGTAAGCGGCAAGCCTGTGGCATTGGTCAGAACGCCAGCAGTCGGGGTGCCAAGATTGGCAGCCGATAGCGTTTTGTTAGACAGAGTTTGTGCGGTATCAAGCGTAACGGCCTTTTCAGCCGGGTACGCCACAAAGATATCCTTTGACCCTGCCGCAAATGCGACCTTGTTGCCGCTGTCGCTAGAGGCCAGCACCGTGTCACGGGTTAACGTGCCGGTGTTGTAAGTGCCGATACCGACTTCCCAGTCACCTGTGGTGTTATCCACAGCGCTGTAATACGTTTCGTTGCCGTTACCAATAACCGAAAACGACACGAAACCCGTTGACGTTCCGTCAAGGGTAAACGTGCCGGTTCCCGTGGTGGCTGTCGTCTCTTTGACGCGATCTTGCAGTACCAAAGCCACGGCTTATTGCCTCGTCATCGGCGGCTGCATGGGCGGCTGCTGCAACGGCAACGGCTGTTGAGCAATCTCTACCCCTGCGGCGCGGCCATCTGGGCCACGAACGATGCGCTTCGGCGCGGTCATGGCACGAAGGGCTGCATCCAGCTTTGCCATCATCTCTGCGTAGACCTGAGTGGTCTGCTGCTGCATTTGCATAATGACTTGCGTGGAGGCTGTAACGTTGTTTTCCACGTTCTCCATCATGCGCTCGGTGTTGGCCTTGGTGACCTCCAACATTGGAATGTCCACGCCGGGGTTAGCCGAGATACGAGCCACGTTGATCTTAGTCTGCGCGTCCAAGTCAGCCTTGTATTTGTCCATCTGCGCTTGCATTTCGAGCTTACGCTGCTCTAACTGCGCTTCCATCTGCGCTTCTTGTTGCTTCATTTGCAACTCCACTTCTGCGCGTTGCTGTTCGGCCTGCATTTGGGCGTTAGCGGCCTCGGCTTGCGGGTTCGGCTTCGGCTGCTCGGCTTGCGCCTTAATTTGCTCCATTGCAGCGTCAATCTGGCCTTCAATTGGGCGAGACGCTTTAAACGCCTGCGTACCAAACTTCATCAGTTCCATCATTACCGGAACCAATTCTGGCGAGGCTTGGCCGACCGGCAGCGCTTGTTGCAGGAACCCGCCAAAGGCTTGGATGAACTGCAAGCGGTCTTGCTTCATCTGGGCTTCGTCAATCTGGACGAGGCTATCGGCGGCAATCTCCACGCGGAAGTTGCGAAGCGGGCGATCCTGCATCAACTGGAGGGCTTGCGGGATCATCTGCTGATCCACCGGGGCCATCTGTTGTGCCGCGGCATACGAAAGGATGGTCTGCGGCTGGAACTTGGCGCACATGACCTGTGCTTTCAGCCGAATCAACTCTGACGCAAAGAGGGCTACGTCCTCTTGCATCGAACGCAGTCTTAGCCCCGCGTACTGTCCTTTGATTTGCTGGGCCGTCGCCGTCTCAGATGCGGCGCTCTGACCCCGTATGATGTCCGAGATGCCGGTGATTTCGTAGATTTGGCCTTTGATGTCTGCTCGGGCTTGGTAGCAGTTGAGAAGGGCTTGAGCGATTTGGTCAATCGGAAGGAGGTCAATAGACCCTTTAAGTCCTCCCTTTTCGCTGAAAGCCATCCACTTATCAACTGGAATGAGAGCATTGTTATCACCTTCGGTCAGGAGGCGTTGCAAAGCCGGTTGGCTTGCGTCGTATACGCCACGGACGCGCAAAGCCTTGACCAAACCGTCAATGCGGTCAGACAAAATGTCCAACTCCATCGCTTGATCTTGGTAAAGGACAAAATCAGGAACGGGAACGAGCGTGTCGCTGGTCGTCGTTGAGTACAACGGCTTGGGACACGGGAAGAACCCCTCTAAGCCAAGCGGATCATCACGAACATCGATGATCTGCGGCATACCCTTGCAAAGCCAGTAAACCTTGAGCGTTTCCTTATCCCAAAGTTCACAAATCTTTGCGCGGTTGTATGCCTTCTTGCTCTCGTTATAGGCGTTAAGCGGCTCTGGGCCTTGGTCAAGCGGAATCTTCCGCGCCATTTCCTCGCCAAAACGCTCCACAAGGGCTTCACGGGTCATGTAGACCCAGCGCCACACCTGACTCACTTCTTCCCATGTGCGGGCTTGTGAGTGGCCGAAATCACGCCAATGGACGTAATCCACCGGGGCGCGTTCGTATTCGATTTCCTCGGGGACTTCGGCAAGCTCGCCTGCCTCTACGTCCTCAGTTACTTGCAAGCCGTCGTCCTCAATACCCTGTGGACGAACGTGCGGCTCGTAACGCACCCATGCCGTGCCACGCCCACCAAGGAAGCGATCCTCTACGGCGTACTTCATGGTTGAGCGAAAGTCGGGGTAATGCTCAATCTCGAAGTCGATGGCCCGCTCTAGGATTTGCGAAGCCACGCGGCCTACTTGGTCGTTGTCACCAAAGCGGCGGGTGATGTCAGCCTTTGGGAGTTTGGCGTAAACAGCCGGGATCAACGTCTGGACGTTTGACCATAGGATGTTGAACTTGGCCGTCTCGTTGCCCGTTTGGCCTCGGGTGTCGTCCCGATAGCGCTTGATGATTTTCTTGGTGCGAGCCGTCCACTTGGCGAACTCGTTGTCATAAGCGCCAATAACGCGGAGGTACTTATCGACCTCTGGGCTAACGAGGTTTTCCATTAGTCTTTACCTTTATTCCTGCTGCTAATGGCCTTCGCCTTGGCGCGGGCATCTTCCTTGCTGCTGGCTCCCCATGCACGGAGGGCAAGCGCAAGGCGTGTCGGCTTCCCGTTCTTTTCCATCGGGCCAGCCATGTTGCCCATACGGGCTAAAAACGATGCGCGGCGCGGATTATCGCCTTTCTTGACCGGCGGCTTGAGAGTGCCACCCGTCTCGGCCTTGTAGCTGGCACGACCCTTGGCGTTCAAACCGCCCTTGGCATTTTGCCCCTCTTTGCGCGTCCACGCTGCGCTCATCGCTTGTTCTCAGGCTTGGCCGTCTTGGCGCTCTCTCGGAACGCCTTGGCGGTCGGTG